TAAATCATCTCTTGTGTTGATAATTTCTTTCTCTCGACTTTTTGACCATTTATTATTATCAGCCATAGCACGGAGATCATCTTTATTAACACGTTTTACTTTCCCACCAGATTTTTCCACTTGTTCTTTAGCCCAAGTAGATTTACCCGATGCTGGAAGTCCGCGAAGCATAATTAGTTTCATTCCAAACTCCTATAAACCTAATAAAGTATTAAGAAAGTTATCTGTAACACTTTCATATATACATTCTTCCATTTTTCCATTTTCTTTTATATAAAATGGCTCATTTTCATATTCAATTACTACTACAGTTCCCTCAATTCCTTCTACAACAAAGTCTTCTCTATATCTTCCTTCTTTTACTTCAACACGTAAGGCAAAAAGCATAGTTTCAGAACCAATAGAAAAATCTTCTCCTAGTTTTAATTTATCTCGAATATATTTAACAACTAAGTTATCAGGAACTACATCTCCATTTTGGTAGTCAATTTTAATAATCATTTCTAACTCCTTGTTTTTAACTAGTCAATTAGACTCTTAGCAGAATCAAAATCCATAGCAGCTACTTGACATAAGCCAGCTACTAACAATGGATTTTTTTTAGCATACCCTTCACCATGAATATCGTCTAATTCTTTAGATATATGAGTATAATATTCTATAGCTGTGTACCAAGCTTGTCTCATTGCAGTATCTGCTGTCATGTTTAACTCCTTTGATAAATATATTATATCATAGTTTTGAGAAAATGTAAATAGCTTTTCTTAATTATTTTAAATTAATGCAGTCATATCCTCAAATGGATTTAGCTTTTCCCATGTCAACCCGCCACCCTTACAATTTCTAGAAACTGCGTTTTGTACTTGTTGATAATTTAAATTAAAATATTTTGCACCCGCTGTACACGATTCAAACTTAATATTGTGTTCAACACATTTAACTGGAACCTTTAATCGCTTTCCTTTTCTAACTTTACTCATTTTCAATTTTGTTTCATTTGACTTTGTTGCACAATTTCCTCCTCTCTCCAAATTATAACCATTATTAAAGCTATCTAACAGCTCAATCCACTTTCGCTCAGCTTCGTCTAACTTAATATTTAGCTCTTCTTTAATTGCTGCTTCAATTGTTTCAAGAGTTATCCAAATCCAGTCTTCTTTTACAGAGTTTCTTAATGCCACATGAAAGCTTCTTGTATCTTTTAAATTTCTAGACTCTACATAATGAGCTGATCTCCTTGCTCCCAAAGGATTCTTTTTACCTGATGATCTCCCACAATAATCTTTATTAGTATTTATATTATGTGCTTTATATATAATTCCTTTTAGCATATTAGCTCCTTATTTATTTTAGAATTTAATAATATGTAATTCTTTTTTATATTTTTTTGCTAAATTAATAGAGTGAAGCGTCCCCTTTGACTCACCATCCCAAAATGCTATAACAATGTTAGAGTTTTGAATAATTAATTCATTTCGTCTAAATCCAGCAGACTTTCCATATTTATCCCATCTAGGTAAATATTCTGTTAGCTTAAGGCCATTATTTCTAGCAAATAAAGCGCCAAGTCGATCAGCGCCGTCTGCACCCCCAGAAACTACTTCTGTAATCATATTATAAAGTGGTAACCCTTTAACAATTTTATCTAATAAAGTATAACTATCAAATGATCGTGAACCAATTATTCCAATTTTCATTTTAAGTCTCTTTTAGTTAAAACATATTTATTTATATCAATCCAATCAATTGAAGGCTCACCTATATAAGATTTTTCCCATATATACCAAGCGTAAACTTGCATCCCAGTTGTAAACTTTCCATCTTCTCTAATTGAACTAGTTAACATAGGATATCTACTTAATACATATATTTTTTTTAAAGGAAAAGTTGTGTCTTGCCATAATGTTTCATATCGCTTCTGACCATGTAAATAATTTAAAGGCAAAAGCATTGCAATTTTCTTGGTAGCTACTTTTTTAGCTTGTTCTATGAACTCTTGAGCCAAGCTAAAAGGAGGATTTGTTATAATATATGCAGGATGATGACTAGAATGATCTTTAATGTGATCTAAAAAATCAAATCCATCATTTATATCAGTTCCAACTACAATATATTTATTTCCCCAATATTTAGATTGTATTAAAACATCTATAATAGCTCCATCGCCACACGCAGGCTCATAAACTATTTTTTCATAATCAAACTCTTCATTATTTAATAACTCATGAGTTAAACTATATGGTGTTTGATAAAAATCTGATTTATTGCGTTGACCTCTATTGTTTAAAGAAAAGTTTTTACCCACATTTAATCTCCATTTTAATCCTTACATAGTCTATATATTACTTGTCCAATAACATTTCCGCCTATTAAAAATATCCAATACTCTAAAGAAAAAGATTCTATATCTGCAGCAAATATTATTGAGCTAACTCCAGTACAATTTACTATAATAAACCAAAGTTTCTTTGTCATACTCCAGTACTCCCAAATCCACCTTCTCCACGACTATTATCAGATTTGTCATAATCATATAATATATCTTCAGGGACTTCCATTAACTGAAATGTACCAATTGGTATAAATATCAACTGAGCAGCTTTTGATCCAAAATCGATAAACTGTATACGATCAGATACATTATGAAGATTAATATGTACTTCTCCACTATATCCCGTATCAATAACTTGAGCTCCAATTAATAGTTTTTTCTTAGAAGCAATTCCACTCTTATTTGTAAATAAACCCATATAGCCATGAGCTATCTCTATTTTAATACCAGAAGGAATTAAAACACTTGAATGTGGTGGTATTCCAATTGTTTTTTGATCAGAAGAAATACTAAAATCTGCTCCGCTACAACTTTTACTAATAAATTTTGCTAATTCATCTGAGTACTCAGGAATAAAAAAATCTACACCTGCATCTGGAGCATGGCCTCTTTCTGGTGATTTGACATCTCTAATTTTTGAAAATCTAGTGATCATATTTTATAATTCCTTCTTTATCTAATTTTATTGCACAGGGTTTGCAAAAATGTATCCATGCGTTTTTATTACCATAGCGCTCCACATATAATTTTTTACTTTTTACTCTAGTAGCATAAACACCTTGATTATGCAAAGCTTTTTTGTGTTCATTAAATTTGTGAGAATCATTACTAAAAATATGGCCGTTGCATTCTTCACAATAAGTTGTTGTAATTCCATTTACTGTTTTTTGTGACATATTAGTCTTCTTTTATATATTATATAATAACTTCATATACTAATATTATCAATTTTTCTTTTAAAAAGCTTTATATAACTTCTAACACTCATCTAATAGTGCTAGAATAGCTTTAAATTAACATAAGTATAATACTGATGGTCTATGCAGCAATTTCTGTTCCAACTCCCCAGAGTTCGCCTTTTCCAAAATAATCAGCTATATTCATGTCAAGTAGCATTGGAATGCCATTATGTTCAGGAAGATCTTCATTAAAGATTTCATTCGATTTTTTAATAATCTGATCTTGTTCATCTTTATGAATATATAAAATAATTGAATCATGAACATTTCCTATTAACTTTGTCTTCAGATTATTTTCTGTGATATAGTCATCAAGTTTTGTAATTAGTCTCATCATCATAAATGCTTCATAATTCTGTACAGGCGAGTTAAGTGATATATTTTGAAGATTCTTTTGTAGAGAATGATTCAGATCTGCACCTGAATACATAAGCTGTGGTAGACGTCTTATAGCTCCAAATGGTGATATAACATACCCTTTCTTAGCATCTTTAGGAACAGTATCAATCCACTTCTTTAATCCTTTATAAGTTTCAAAGAACTTCTTACGGATATCATTAGCTACTGTCCAGTACCAGAAAAAGTCGGAATCAAAATCCTTATCATTTGGCATAGATAATAAATGATCATACTGTTTAATTAAGTTATGTTTATTGACATAATCTTTTGCTTCTTGTAAAGTCCAGTTTGGTATTAAAGAACTTGTAGCAAACGCCATTCCGCTACTGCCAAAAAGTAGCGAGAAATTCACCGATTTTGCTTTCTGACGATATGTTTTAAATGGCTCTATATTCTTAACTCTTGTAAACTCGTCAATTCCATATTTCTTTTCAGTAATGTTAATTTTTTTTACACGCATTTTTTGACCCCTTTATCCATCCATCATTTAAAAAACTGTCTAATTTTTCAGCAGAAACATATTTTTGTACATTATTTTTATAGATTCCCTTAAAGTCTTTAGTTGTTTTAGAATCTTTTCTCATCAGTTGGCCTTCTTTCCAGCCTCTTTTAACCCATGTTGTTACATCAGTCACCAATTTGTTTTTGGAACTATTATTAACCCAATGTTTTCCTAATGTTGAATGACTCTTTACTATATAACTTTTTCCTACAACCCATCCCTTTTCTGTATAGTTATCAATTTCACTCTGAGATATTGACTTATTTACTCCATCTTTTGTAATAAATTTAAAATATCGATCTAAGTGCCGTTGAGATTTAACTATATTTTCTGGAAAATTTGGATAGATGAGAATTCTTTCTATGTCTTGCATTTGCTTACCTCTTATTTTAATTTTTAAACCATTGCTGTGGTAATATAATAGTACACATTCTAAAGAAAGGTTAGAGCACTTAGAGGTATCAGAGTGCTCAGCAGGCAGCAACCTGTTGTCCCTTTCTAGTTTACTAGTCAATGATCTCATCACCGTTTTTAATTTCGTTTGGAGCTACTTCTATAGTGTTACTATTTCTTTTTATTTTTACTTTATCAAACTGAGTATAAGTCAATAGTATGTTATCATCTCCTAGAAATTCATATATCTTAATAGTCTTGTTTTGTGTGAATATGTTTGCTGCTGTTAGACTATGAAAATCTTGATTACTTGAGTTAAAAAGTTCTTTAAGTATTTTATCACCAGAGAGTGCTACAGCAATTCTAGTTTGAAAATTTTGAGCATCGACCTCAGCGAGTACATAATCTTCAGAGGGTGTACTAAAATATTTTCGGAGGAGCTTAGCATTATCTGTTCTTTTAGGAACATTTTGTAAATTTGGATTCTTGCATTTATTTCTACCAGAGTCAGCAAGCATTACTGCAAAATTTGGATGTACTCTGCCATCTAAATATCGATATTTAAAATATCCAGAATTATCATGTTCATACCCAGCAAATGTTTTATGCAATGTTTGCAAAGAATGCATTTCTTGAATTAGTTTAGCAGCCTTATATTTTACTGGATCTTTTGCTGCCCAATATCCTAATGTTGTTTCATTCACTGCAAAATTACCAGCTTTAGTATATTCCACAGCAGGCCATTTTAATTCCATAAGCCTTTTACCAAGTTGAACGTTTGATGTGATTTTAAATCCCTCAGGTAATTTTAATAACTGACTAATTTCTTTTTCAAGAACTTTAATAGTTCCATAAAGTTCATCAGATACTTCTTTTACTTTATTCCAATCAATAGTCATTCCAGTCATTTCAATTTTAATGAATGATCTAACAGCAGGCATAACAGATTTGTAAAAATAATCTTTTAGTGTCCAATTTTTATTTTCATATATGTCTCTATTACTTATTTCTTCAAGCTGTGCATCCATTTTCTCAAATATTTGAAAAGCAATTATTGAGTCATTAATAGAGTATGGAATACGAATCTCATCAGGTATATCGTCTATGTAACTTTTAACTTTGTATTTCAATTTATATTTAGTAAGACCTGATTCATAATTACCATGTTGTGTATAAAGCCAAGCATGAGTTTTTAAACTATTACTTCTCATTTCATTTAAAACATGACCAGCGTTTAAAGTATCAAAATGAACAGTTGCATTATGAACACCCCGTTCTCTCAAAAACCGTATATCAAACTTTAAATTAGCACCTATTTGAAATTTATTTTCAAAAAATTGATTCAAAATGGAAACATCTATATCTTTCCATCGTAAATAGTATCCTGTTAGACCGTTGAACGACATTGATAAATCCCCAACTCTGTCTGACTGATAATTAAATCCTGACGTTTCAATATCCCAAGCAACTTTCTTTGGCTCCATATGTTGTTTAAGAAATTCATTAGGATCATCAACGATTATTTTTTTCAAAGGTCTTTGTCTTTTAACAAATTCAATAGAGTCGTCAAGAGCTGCTGATACCTGATGTTTAGCAAAATAATTTGAAAAGTTATCTTTATTTAACCAAGATGATAAAAAGTCTACTGGAAATATATGTGATTTAATACCTGGAGCGTAAAAGTATGTTTTGTTGAAAATCTTGTCAAAAAACGCTTCAGCTTTAATATCTGTACTTTCTGTAATTGAATAAATAGCTCTTCCTATTGGAATAACTTTTGAGTATGGCTCAATATAGTTTTCAAGAACAATTTTATTCTTTGTATAGAATTTTTCCATTCCTTTTGATTGCTCTTTTTCAGAAGCTTTAAATTTAAAGCAATAAAGAATCTGATATTTTAATTGAGTATGACTAAAGTTTGGTGTTATAAACTCACGGTGAAAACGATCAACTTGATTTTTACTAAAATATTCATCAACTAAAAACGTTACTTGAGGCTTAGGATGAGTCTTAAATATAACAGGATCAATACGTTTAGCATTTTCCTTTATTGTTAATGTAGGGTCACTGTAGCCAAAAAAATCTGACATTATTAATCCTTTTCTTCATCATTTGTTTCTTCATCATCTATATTATTATAATAATCCATTTCAAAGATATTATCAATTTCATCCCATTCTTCTTCTGTACCATAATCAGTATTAGGCATAGTTAGTCCTTTAAGTAGTGATAATTTTTATCCTCGTCAATATAAGCTAAGCAGTATATATCTCCTTCTAAAAATGCTGCAGCTTTTGTAATATTTGCAAATGCTCCACCTGCTGCACAGATATGACCATTTGCTAAACTTAAGTTTAGACAATTAAATTCTTCTTCTGTTCTGCTGCGAAATGATATATTTGAGTTTAAACCCCGAAATGAATTCTGAATAATTAAATATTTTAAATCGGAATGATTCTCTAACATTTTAGTAGCAGTAATACTAATTTTACCCCCAAGGAAGAATGTGCCAAATGTAACACCTTTTGAGTCAACTCTTTTCTGTAGTCTACTTTCAGCATCTTCTAATGCTACTCTTTCTTTTTCTATAGCGTTGTCTATAGCTTTTTGCTCGCCATCAAGCCATTTCCATTCAGGTAAACGTCTAATCTTTTTAACTTGTTGATCTATAAATTTTTCAAATTGGGTATAACCTGATGAACCCCAGTCACTCATTCCGAAAAGAACTCTGGTTAAATTCTGAGCCTCTTCCCATAAAGGAGATTCTTTTTTCCAAAGATCATAAGTGTCAATAAGCTTAATTAAGTATCTTTCAGCTTTTTTAACTCTTGGGAACTGCTTTAAAATATATTCTTCAAAATACAGCCTACTACCACTTCGCTTCTCATCATGGAAAATTTTATATGATGAAGAAGGAGGCAATTCAGCACACCAAGCACTAGTAGTATGATGGTCATAAATTTCAACATATACTCCATTGTCAACTAGCTGATGGAAGTATTCTTCTGTTGGACTCATGTCTGTAAAAATAACGCGATTAAAAGAAGCAACGTAATCGAGAGTTTCGGCGTGTTCCTGCCATGAGTAGTCAGTCATTATAATATCATCAAAACTAACATTATGAAGCTTATTACTTATTATACTACCCGTGGCGTCTAAATCTATATGGCTTATTAAAATTTGTTTCATTTTTATTCTCCTTCAAATATCTTTTGCCATTCTTCTTTAGGCAATGTATCATTGTTCAAAAGGTTTAAATTCAGATCAACCTTTTTAAGTAGCGCTTTATCTAATCTTACATCAAGGGATCTTTCTAGTATCAAAGGATTAACAATAACTGTTTCTTTTGTTCCAATTCTATGACTTCTTTTAGTACTCTGTTGCCAGTAAACTGATGAATAGCTTCGATCAAAATAAATTGATCTTGGTGCTTCTATTATTGTAACAGCAGTACTTAATACTAAATAACTTGCTACTAAAATTTTGCTTGATTCACTACTCTTAAATTCATTAAGTAAGTTATCATAGTGTTCTTTCTTTAGAACACCCTTAGGCACATCAATTTGTCCATGAATTGTAATAGGATTATATTTTTTATAATATTCTGCTAGTTCGTTTCCTGTAACGGGATGGCCTGTCCAAATTATTATTTTCTTTCCCTCTGCTAAATATTTATCAACAAGTGCATCACATTGAGGTAATTTAGAATGATTTTTAAACTTCCATTTTTCCAGCTTCAAAAATAGATCTGCATTATGTGATGAGGAAAATTTACCTTTAAGTATTGAAGGATTATCTAATGCTAATGATATAAAAGGAAACTGATTCATAACTCGCCTAGTAGTAATAACTCCTTCTTTTTCTTTTATAGACACTAGTACTTCTGACACTACTGATCTATAAATATCCAGTTGCTTTTTAGTCATATGTGAATAAATATTTTGAATCCGTAAAGGAGGAAGTTCCATTACATCTTTGGTAAATATTCTACCAACCCATGGTTTTATAGTGTTGACAAATTTATCAACTTTATCAGCATAAAAATAATTAATATTATATTTACCAAAACGATTTCCAATACTTGCTATCTCTCCTACCCAGCTGTAATAATTTTTATTAATGATTGACTCGTCTAAAAAATTTAACTGATTATAGTATTCGTCAACGCCATTAGGAGTAGGCGTTCCTGTCATTAGATATCTGTAATTAAAATAGCTTTTATGTAAATTCAATACTTTTGATTGCCGTGCTTTAAAGTTTTTAATATTATGTGACTCATCTAATATAATTGCTTTCTCTGTTCCCCAATTCTCAATTGGTATCTGTGCTGACCGATATTTAGTAGATTTTTTACCTCTGTGAGTCTCTTTATAGTAATCATCAGAGATCATTAAGAATGAACGGTAAGTTGAAATAACAACTTTAGCTTCAGATGTAAAAGGCTTTCTATTTTTAGCCGAAGCTATTTCGATCTCATCATAATTTACAAAGGTTCCAAAAGTCATCAATTCTCTACGCCAATTATATAATGCTTCTCCTGGTACTATAATTAAAACTTTGTCAATTTTCCCAGTATTAAATAAATGATTTAAAACGTTAATAACAATATATGTTTTTCCTAGTCCCATTTCATATGCATATAAATATCGATTTTGTTGAATGCCTTTCTTAATTCCCGTTAGCTGAAAATCACCTTTAGGGGGTAACTTTAATAGAGTATCACTGATAGTGTCATGTGTAAATTTAGTTTCTCGTTTAGGTTCAAGTACAGACTTTAGATCTCTAGATATTTTAACAGAGAAACCAGAAGAGCGTAAAGATTTAATACATACTCTTATGTCTCTTGGTTTAGCTCCCCACATTGTCAAATCAGGATCGTAATAAACACTAGGATCTGACTGAACAGTCATTAGAAATTCTTCAAAATCTTCACGATCAAGACGTTCAGTTATTTTGAAGTATAATTTATTTTTATTTTGTACTACCTGCATATAATTATAATACTTTAATTATGCTACATTATCAACTTTTTCTTCCGTATCCTTAAGTTTTCCTTCAGCTTTCATCTCTTTCATCTTAGCTTCGTTTCTTATTCGAAATTTTTTCATAAGTTTTTTATCTTCAATTAATACTTGAAAATCAATAAACTTTTTTTCTTTATAATATGATGTAACTACATCAATTGGAACATAAAGCTCTTCTTCATGTAGATAAATAAGAAAATCAATATAAAAATTAACCATCTCAGGTTTTGAATTTTGTTTGACTAACTCTTTAACAAAATTTTGTAGAATAGCTCTTGGTAGTCCTGTTAATTTAGATAATGCTCTATAGTTAACAGATTTTGCTAATGTTTCTCTTTTCGACATTTATTGTTCTCCTCTATTTTAATTTACTAAAACGCTTACTGCTTCCATCTTCATATGTTACTCTTCTAAGATCAGAGACATCTATAGGGCCCTCATGTAAAAACATTATTTTATGTGGAAACTCTTCAGGATCTGTATATACACTTGATGGATCACTTATAAAAATAGATATAACTATCATCTCTCCGTTAGTTGCGGAAGCGGTTATATCTGCGAACATCCAAGCTGTTTGCATATTTGATGTTACACTAACGTAATCAGGATTTTCTGAGTCTCCTATATATTTAATATATTTTTGTCTTAAAGCTTCAGATTGTGGTTGAAGTCCATATTTAATTATATCTGGTAACAACTTACTTGATGTTCCATGATACATCATTTGTGGAGACCGAACATTATGTGGAGTTCGATCCTCGTATGAAGCTTGGTCCTTAATATTCCTCATCTTAGTTTCCTCATGATATAGCTCTTTTTATTTCTTGAAAATTAAAAAATTGATCTGAATTATTTTTCTCTGGAAAAACTTTCATCAGACGTGGATCAAAACTCGAAATTGCAAATCCTAATGAATGATAAAGTATTCGAAGTGTGTTTGGTTTAAACTCACAAGGAAATGTAAAATCATCAATAGGTTCATCTGCTGTTGTTATAAAATCAACTAACTGATCATTTAATTTTAACCGTGCTCTATTGTCTCGAATCTTTTGTTTCCACTTGTCACTTAAGTATGTAATAGACTCAAGGTTATTGAGCATATCATCAACATTTTCATAATCATTAATTAACTGACGAACAATTGTTTCTCTAATTCCTATAATCCCCTTTGGAATATTATCTGATGCATCACCTCTTATTGCTTTATAAAATACTACTGATTTTGAGTTAGGACTGAAGCCGTACTCCTCTGTAAACATTTCAACATCCCAAACTTTTTTCTTAGCGTACCAATAAACATTGTCACTAATAAGTCTTGACCAATCCATATCTTCTGATACAAGTAAAATATTTTCATACTTGTCAAACTTATCAATCAAAGGTAAAACTAAATCATCAGCTTCAAATTGTGGACGGTGAAGTACTGTATAATTATCTTTATAATTCATTAATATAAATCTTAAATAATCAAGTCCTTGATAAAATGTATGATCTTTCTTTGTTCGATTGCCTTTATAATCTGGATCAATTTCTTTCCTTTTATTAATACTGCTTGTCGCGTTATCAAATAATAAAAACACCTGACAGTTATCACCACCGAACTCTCTTTCTAATCTTTTAATGGTATTTATGGTTCCATATATTCCGCCCGTTACTAAATGAGTTCCATCTTCTAAAGTTGTTGTCAGTTGACTATTCACAGCGTAATTACGATGGTACCAATTTGAAATATCGCATATGATCTTTGAAAACTTCATATTTTTATACTCCTATATATTTATAATAACTTCTATATCTTATTTTATCAACTCTAATTTCCAACCTATAGTATTTTTACGATTTCCTATGTGGTCTCTATTAATAGATGATTTAACAAAAGATCCTAAATATTTATTCAAAATACCTATAGAAATTTCGTTTTCTTTACAAAACTTTTTAACACTTGTTTTTAAAAGAAATATTTCTCCAGTAGGATTAGTCAGTTTCCAGGTTTTATTTTGACGAATAAGTCGACCTTTCTGAAATCCTTTAGGAGGTAGCTCATTTAAATGAATTGATTTTTCCGTGAACCCATTAGTATACCACATGTTACCAATATTTCTTTCACAAGAATGGCCTTTTTTATGACTCCCTTCCCAAAATCCGTTTGGAATTTTTTCAATTTCTAAATTAATAACTAAATCAATTATTCCATTTGTGACTCCAGTCTTACCTTTTGTATGACTTCCTTTCTCCCAGCCATCAGGAATTTCTTTAGTTTTTAAGTCTATAACTCTATCAATTTTTCCATTAGTTATACGAATATTTCCTTTTTGTTGAGACCCCATCCAAAATCCGTTTGGAATTTTTTCAATTTCCAAATTAATATATGTGTCTTTTAAACCATTTGTAATACAAGTTTTTCCCTCTATTGCAGAAGGAAATCCAGTTAAGACATAAACTAGTTCTCCAGATAAATATCTAGGATCATAAATTGAAGTAGAAGATGTATTTCCATCTTTATCTTTCACAGAAACTTTTTCACTCATAACTCCTACAAATTCTGGATTACTGTCAAATTCTTCTTTAGATACTGATATAAAATTCCCATCTTTATCTTTCGCAGATACACAATCTGTAAAAATATAAACAAGTTCACCGCTTAAATATCTAGAATCATTAGTAGGAACTAGTAAATTGTTATTCTCTTTGTCTCTCACAGAAGCCATGTTCTTGTTAATATGGACTAATGTTCCATTCAAATAATCAGGATTATTAAGTTCTGTTGAAGAAGTGTTTCCAAACTCATCTTTAACAGAAACTTTGTTGTTCATAATCCCAACTAATTCTCCACTTAAAACTCGAGGATCATCAACTTTTGTAAAAACTGATTTTCCATCTTTGTCTTTAAAAATTGTAAAGCTAGATGTACATCCTACTAATTCTCCAGATAAATATCTAGGATCATCAGCAAAGACAGAAAGCATATTTCCATATTTATCTTTTACAGAGACCCTACCAGAGTTACCACTTCCGCCTCCTAAACATTTATTATAAGTATCCTCTCTTAAAACAAATTCTTTGTCAACAATTTCCTTTTCCCTCAAAAGAGTTTTTTCTCGAGTGTCAAAATATTCTAAGATTTCTTTTTTGAAATTTTCTTTTCCAATTTCATTATAAGCTTCTAAAAGAGCTACTCCTGAGCCCATATATCTATCTTTTTCAAGATCGCTTGTAGAGTGAACTCCAATATAAATTTTTTGATTAATGAGATTTGTAATCTGATAGGTGTAATGATAGGTTTTTTGTTTTTGATTTGTCATTGTGTGCTCCGTTTTAATTTTTAAGCTATTGTCGTAGCTGTTAAAATAATAGTTGAAAAAATTTGAAAAGGTTAGAGAATCTGGAGTAGAGTTCTCAGC